TTACCATTTGGGTTAACGCGTCCCAGGTATCCAATTCCTCCCCGAATTCAGGCATCGATTGAACAATAACAATTTCAGTAACGACCGTTCCCAAATTTGGCGTAATCTTGAAAACGCCTCCCAATTGTGCGGACTGGAAATAATAAGATCCCAAATGATATTTTACCATTTTTTATGTGTTTTGCCAAAATAGGCGGTCCAAACAATTTAATGTGTAGTGCGCGAACGCAAGGGCCGGAATAAACATCCACCACGTTAAACCGGTAACGATATTCATAACCGCGAACCAAATTGCCGCGATCCAAATGTTTTGACAATACGCGCACAATCCCAAAGGTTGGGCTAAAAACCCGAATTTGTTTTTCGGATTGTCCCGGAAATTACGTTCAATAAAGGGAATCCATTTTTCAAAGACATTCCCTGGAGCGTAGCAAAATTGCAGGAAAAACGACAGGAACGCGGAAAACATTCCCGTGAATATCATTTCCATAAACGGTTGTTTGCCGGTAACGGTTGACATTCCCGCGGCCCCAAATCCGAAAACGAACCCGGCCAAAACCAATAAAACCTTGTCGCCGGATTTCATTACAAACAAGTTGCGACAATTCCGTTCACGGAAAAACAACAAGCCCCGTCCGGAGTTGTTGCGTAATGAACGCCGGGGCCTGTCATGCAATCGGGCAATTTGATTTTGATTTCCGTTTTGGAGTTTTCATTGAACGACATCGAAAGTTCGATTTGTTCCGCCGGATCGAATTCCTCCGTAACCTCGTAAAAGGTTCCGTTTGTCCAAATCTGAAACGTGAAATCCGCCGCTTGCGCGCAAGGGTTCGCGAATCCGAAATCTATTGTTTGCCCCGGAGCGAAACAGCCTAAATCCTTACAACAACCGCAATTCATTTTGTTTTGTGTTTACGTTCAAAGGTAATTCATTTCAAATGTCAAATCGAAATCCACCGCGACAAACATCAAATTTTTATCAAACGGCCGGACCTTTTCCGTTTCGTCCTTCAAAACCTGAATCGAATCGATTGTCGATTCAACCGGGACCAAATCAACCTTTTTAATTTGAATCCCGTCCGGATAACCGGTTTGAGCCAATGCGAACCGGATTTTGGATTCCAGATCGTAAGAACAGGCATTCCGTAAACACGCAACAATTCGGAGTTCATAACGAATGTTTTGTTTGACGTGTCCGCAATAAACCAGGCGGGAATCGGTCGGGGTTTCGGTGTAAATCTTCCCGGAATCCCGGTGTCGAATGTAAAAGTAATTCCCTTCCGTATCCGACAATCCCGCCCAACGGAATTCGTTTTGGTTTGGGTCAACCTGGATCAAAACGCGGCCTTCATCGTCAATCCGGGCCAAATAAACGCCTTTTGAGAATTCCGGAACAAGGCGTTTCAGGTTTTGATCGAACGCGCCCAGGATCCCGTAAATTGTGTTTGAAATATTCATATTTTATTGAATGCCTTTTTGAATTCATCAACAATCAATTCGTCAATGTAAGTAACAACCGCCGCGGCTTCCTTATTGGTTGCGTCGAATATTACTTGCTTTTTTTGTTCCTCCAAATAACCCGCGATTTCGAATTTTTCGTCGTTATTCATATACAAAACCGCGTCGTTCCCGTCCTTCGCCGGGGTAATCGAACGCCTCAAATCGCCGGTAAATTCCAGGTCAATGTAACTTGTTTGTAGTCCCTTCGGACTGGTTCCGACCGGTTTCCCCTTTTGACGTGAGGCCGCCCAACCTTTGGAATAAGTACCGATTTTTGAATTATCGGAATTCAGTCCCTTGTTAAATATACGGGATTTCATTCGTCCCTCTAAATCTTTAACGCCGGCCAATAAAATGTCCCCGCGTTTGGCCGCAATATCCCGCGCCACCAGGTCCAATTTCCGTTTGAATTGTTCCGGTGTCATCGCTTCAATGAGTTTGCAAAGTAACCCGCCGCAAATAACGCCGCGATTCCCACTAATAAAACGATTAGGACGTGTTTCCCTTTGCCGTCTAACAAACCGTAAACCCGTTGCGTTTCGCGTTCCGTAATGCGTTCGGACCGGTATTTGGTAACGGTAACCGTGTCGGGCGGACATTCGGGTTTGATCCAAATCGAATCCCCCGGCAATCGGACCAACTGGAATTTGATATTCGTAACCGTGTCAACAACGGTAATCGTATCGGTAAGCCATTGAAAAACCGTGTCGAACCCGGCGGCCGGAACAATAATCGACGTATCGATTTCGGCAATTGAAAAATATTCACGAACGACTGGTTCCGATTCAGGAACAAAATGTTTTTGGCGCGATTTGCAACCGCTAACAACCGTCGTTGCCGCGACGATCCAAATTAGAATCTTCCGGCTTTTTCGCGAAATCGTTTTTGTGAACATCGATGTTTTTGTAAAAGAAATTTGCCAGGTCCTTTTTGATTAGCCCTAACAAGGTCAAATTTTTAATAAGTGAAATCAAATTCACTACACAAATCGGAACGAATATCGCTTCATTTAACCAGGAAAGGGATTCCGTTCCGCGGGCAATATTGGTCGCAAAAATCAACAAACCGGTGTGGGCGATCAATGTCCAAAATATCCGGAGGGCCTTTTGGGTTTTGAATCGTTTCCCTTTTATTGCAACGGTCATTCCGGCGACGTGATCCGCCAAAATTAAACCGATCATTGCGAAATAAGAAACCGCCGGATCAAAAATCCAATCGGTAACGAATCCGGTAATCATTCCCAGGGAAAACCCTCCAAAGGAAAACAATAACAGGAATTCCGGTTTTAAGTTCAATGAACAAACCGATTTGATTATTGGAACAATATCGTTTTCGATTATTGGTTTCATCGTTTCGGTTTTGTCGGGCGAATTGGTCGATTAGTACCGGGGCGGGAACCGCCTCCGCAAGATCCGCAACCGCGGTTGATTGTTTGGTTTTCCATTACTTTTTCTTTTTACGCAAAACAACAATTTTTCCGTCCTGTTCAACAACTAACATTCCGGCATCCTCCGTTTGTTTTTTTAGTTGATTGTATTTTTCCGAACTGGTTAGTTTTTTTGCCATTGTTTTAATTTTTACGGTAATCCTTGAACGTATCGGGATTGGTTGCAAATAATACAACAATCGTCAACGCGTTTCATTACTTGCGGTAACGAATCAATCAATGATTTCATGTATTTATCGTATTCGGCCCCGAACGTGTTTAATAGGAAATTCCCTTTGTCCGTGTCAAGTAAGGTAATTGAATTCAACCGATCGGTTGTTATTGCTTCCTTCGCGATTTCCAATCCGGAACGGTATAAAATCGGGAATGTCAATTGCGACGCAAGAATACAACCGATTTCGTCTAATGAACATTCCGCGTTAGCCGTAACGATCAACCCGTAGGTTGAATTTGCATTATTGGTTCCGTTCCAACCGTTCGCGGTAATGTAATTTGACGATTTGGATTGACATCCACAACCGGTTTTCACGTCCGTATCATTGACGTTTATTGCCGTGTCGTTCATCGTAACGTAAACCGTATTTGTTTCGCTGAAATAATCCGGGAAAACCTCCGCGTCCCCGTTTGCGTCAGTTGTGAACGGGTATGTAACCGAAACAAATCCATCGGTTATTTCGACCGAATGCGAAAAGTTAGTTTGTTGAATTTTGATTTTGATTGAATTCACCCGGATTCGGAGTAACCGCGAATTCCGAACCGTTAATTTCAATCCCCGATCCAGCGGAGCCGGGGCTAAATAATTCGTGTCCCATTCACCAACCTTTATTTCATCGACAATTGAATTGATCCGAAAATAAGGCATTGCGTACCGTTTCAAATCCTCCAAAACAAGCGCGGTCGCAAAATCAATTTTTGCCTTCAGGAATTCCAGTCCGGACAAATAATCCGAATCCACAATGTCCGCGGCGTATTTCAAATTTAACCCCTCCAAATCGTTGATATAAAAACCCGATTTGGAATTGGTCAAACATTTGACCCCAATCCAATTTTTAAGACAGTCAGGAACCATATTTGTAAGGGTTATTCGTGTAAATGTTTTTTTCGGGTATTTTCATTAAACACCTTTTGCGAAGGTAATCAGGAACGAAAAAGGACGGACAATCCTTTTGTGAAAATTGATTGTGACCGGCAATTAAAACGTTTGGAGCGTATGCCAGGCATTCGGCAATAATGGAGGATAACATAGAATTTTGCGCGTCCGTTAACGTATCCTTTGCCCTTGATCGGTCCGCCGTCAATCCTCCAATGTAACAAACGTGCCGGGAAATTGAGTTAATCCCGGCCGCTCCATTGGTTATTTCCTCCGGATCAATCCAACGGTCCGAATTGTGTTTAATAAATTGGTGACGGGAACCGTCTAATAAAATTAGGTCGGAGTAACCAACGCGGGACCAACCGCGCCCAACTGGTTTCGGTTTGGTGTGCCAGTTCCGGACGGTTTCCGCCGTTACCGATCGTCCCTCCGGAGTTGCGGAACAATGAATGATTAAATATTTAATTTCCTGTTTCATCGGAAACGGCGGGTTCCAAA